CGTCTGTCTGGTTTCATCAACTAAGATGATTCCACCCTTGCTGGTTATTTTTTCACGTCTTAGTTGGACTAAAACACGATCACCAGCTACGTCAATACCATGATCTATAACAGGAAAACATTCTTCTTCCGTGCGTAAATCTGGTTCGTCTTTTTCTTTTACGTCAATCACTCTACAGTGCTCCTTAACCTCTACAGGTCTTCGTCATCTTCCGATAAAATGGCTTCAATAATCGCTAGGGCATCGGACAAACCCTCACGCTTACCAACATACCTTTGATATGAATCAAAAGTGTGTATATTCATGCCAGAAGCAATTCCTTCTGTCATTTCTGTTTGTGCGGTTTTAATTCTTTTCAGAATCTCGCTTAAAATATCTCTCATACTTTTACTAATGCAACAAATAAAGCAAATCCGCCCTTAAATCAGTAAAAATTTCCACCTTTAACGTCTTTTAAGTTTTTATCTGGACCAACTAAGCTATTTTTAGCCATTTTGTTACCGTTCAAAACGGCATTGTTGGAACGTTTGCTTCCAGAAGTGCCTTTATCTACGGCTGTGTCGCCAGGACCGCCAGCGTAGCCAGGTGTTCCAGTCATTCTATATGCGTTTTTGTATCCTATGTTTTTATCTACCATGTTATATTCCCTCTTGTGGTTGTGGTGGTTGTTGCATTTGAGCTAATTGTTGCTGATGTTCTATTTCTTTTTGTTCAATACTTTGTTGATGCTGTTGTGCTGATTGTTGCACTGCTTGAGCGTGTTTTTGAGCCTCAATTTGTGCTTGAACTTGTTGTGCTTGTTGGTCAAACGCTTGTTGTTGTACTGTTAACCCATGTTGGCGTATATCTTGGTTAGAAGCGTTAATTGCCTCCATTGCAGACCTGTTTTGTTCTGCTTCAAGTTGTCTTTGTTGCTGATCCATCTGTGCATTGGCACCAATTAACGCAATACGCTCTTTTGCAGCGTTATTAATGTTAGCCATTGCCACATCGGTAGCGTTACGCTGACTATCAATGCTACTTTGTGTTGAATATTTAGCTTGTAACTCTTGAACTTTTTGTTGTAATTCAGCAATTTTAATTTGATAGTCTTGTTCTTGCTTTTTAGCGTCCATTTGCATACGCGCTTGCATTTCTTCAGACTTACGTTTAGTTTCTGCCATCTGAGTTTGCATAATAACGTGGGCTGTTGGGTCTTGAGCAAGCATTTGTTGCTGTTGGGCTTGTTGATGTTGTGCCACTTTTTGCGATAATGCTTGAATTTGCTGCACATAAGGTGTCAAATTCATTTTTGCGTCTTGGTCAACAAATTTAGAAGCAATTGCAAGAGCTTGTTGGGCGTTTTTATCCAATGTTTTCTCTTTATGCAACTCAAAATCGTCTTCACCACTGCCCGCTTGTGCCACATAAGCACGCATTTCTTGCAAATAATGTAAAGTTAAGTGTTGTTTGATGTGTTGCAAAGCTTGTGGGGCAAAAACAGGGCCAATGACGGGGTTTCCACCATATGCTGGGTTGTTAGCATACTCCAAATGCACTTGGATATGTGCAATATGGTCTTGGTCAGGGAACGCCGCCGCTGGTTGACCCATTGTCATCGAAACGTTTTCGAGTGCTGGGTTGGATTCCACAATACCCATTGGGTTAGGCAAGACTTCTGAAACCGCTGGAATTTTTAATTGATCTAAAACACGTTGATACACCGCCCGAATGTTAAACATTCCTGGGGGCGCGGACGTTGCCATCTGCAACAAGGCTTGATTTTGTGCGAGGCGCTGTGTTTCAGAAAAAATATTAGGATCTGAAACGGGTCTGACGTCGCTGTTGTAAGCAAAGTCACGCACTTCAATCTCTTCACCAGACTGGTTGTCCATTTCAGACAAGTACCAGTGGTTAATACGAGAAATAATTTTTAAAGATTTGGCTTGGCTACGATGTAAACGCGCATGAATACTAGAAAACACCTTAGCACCTTGCTCAATTAACGCCTGTGTTGTACCAACGGGCATTTGATTATTGGCTTCACCAATTTTTTCTTCTGCCGTTGTTACCACGCCTTTAGCCGCAGCAGTTAACCACCCAAGTAAGTCAAACAAAACGCCAGAGGGTGGGTTAAATGGCATCGGCATGGCAATTTTACGCACATCATCAACGCCAGGTGCACCCTCAATTTCAACTACTTGCGTCGGCTCGATTCTATCACTTTGTCCACCAATGCGTCCGCCCTTGAGTTTAAGCATCGTCTGACTGTTGTTAATATGTGCAGCATCAAGGAGAGCACGCAATGAACCAGTGAGAGCGGCACTAAGACCACCAATAAGGTGAGGTAAACCAATAGCATAAGCACCGCGCCAAGGAATGAACTTAAATTCAACGTACCAATCCAATTTTTCAAATTTTTCATCATTCGCTTCCCAGTTACGATAGAGTGATAACACTTTGCTTGATGTTTCGTCAATTGTTAAAATGTATGGCGCGCGTAACCCTTCTGTTTCTGGGTCGTCCTCTAAACGCATGAAACACGTAATTTCATAAACACGACGCAACCCATCAATATTTTTTGAAGGAATGTCTTTTCCTTCAATTTTATTATTGGCTTTTTCTGATTGCGTTAAGTCATTAAGCGGGGCATCTGACGAATACTGCGAATCAATATCAAGATAAATTCCCTGTTCAACACGTTGGAGAAATATATCTTCCGTAATGTCTTGTACCTCAGTTACACGCTGTGCTGTGTAAAAGTTGGTCGATGAATACGGGAGAAGGATGTTGTCAATCGGTATCCACTCACACGTTGGGCGCTTTTGCTCGTCGTCAAAACGCCATTTTAAGAACTGAGAACCGCCAAGGGGGAGTTGAGTTAACAACTGCTCCATCTCATCTCGGTACTCTGGAATCTGCTCCGTCAATTGCCAATTCATAAAAGTTACTTTACGGTCAGCAACCTCTTCTTTTTTTCTATCTGCATTGCCCTTGATGTTAGATTTAACTAAACCATCGGGGGGTAATAATTCTTTTGCTGAACTTGCCGCAAAATCCACACAAGCTTCCGCCATAACTGGATGCACCACTTTAGAAGCACCATCAAAAGTAGCACCACCAGGAGCATCCTTACCAAGACCAGTGCGACGAAGACCCTCTTCATATTGTTTGTCCCTTTGTTGGCGGGATTCTTGATCAACGTCAATTAAATCTAGGTATTCGTTTGCCAATAAATCTAAAGTTTGTTCGTCTAATTCTTCTGCTAAGTTGGCATAAAACTCTGGATTTTTTTGTGGTCCTTGTTTGTCTTGGAAATTGACAATTACCGAACCATCCTCCATTTCAATTACTTCTTGCTCCACCTTGCTATCATCCAAATCAAATATGTCAGCATAAGCTTCCATTTCCTCATCTTGCATTTCTTTTTGCTGCAAATCTTCCTCAGCATCAAGATTGAGCAAATTACTGCCGTGTTGAATTGGTAATTGTGGGTTTGCCATAAGTTTTTAAAAAATTGGTGGAAAAATGTTCCTATATACACTAATGCAAAAAATAAGACAAATCCGCCCTACTGAGCGTAAGGATTTGCTGTACGTTTTCTAAAATCGTCGTCGGCGTAGTCATAATCCCTAGCCGGAAGGGGATCAAGTTGTACCCAACCAGAATCCCTTAGTACCCGTAACGCCTGTGAAAGCGAGTCCACATAGTCATCATGCCCGCCCGCTTCTGGGAATGAACACACCTGCCGTAAAAATCGTCTTGACCATTCCGCAAATTCACCTTTTTTGGTAGGCTCTTCTGGAATATACACCTTGCCTTTTGCCACAAGAGGTGCTACAATGTTTAAACGCTGTACTTTATCGGCTCGCCCAGGGTTGTAACTACGGACAGGTACCGCTGCACCCTGCAGTTCTTGAATCAAACTAATACCCGCCGATTTGTCTTCCATCAAAATTAGGTCAGCCTTACGACCCTTAGCAAACGTATTGTCGGCACCATACACCACCTCTTTAAAGTCGTTGATTACTTTACGACGAAGTTCTGGGTAGGACAAGTGGTTGTCCCATGCATCCAATAAAATCACACAAGTCCCCACATCCATCTGTTCAAAAATTCCCCAGACTGTACACGCCGTTGGGTCGTTCATTGTTTTTTCACTAGTGGCTGGGTCATAAGATGCGATGACGTACTCCAACTCTGGTGATGGTTTTGATGCAGGCCACATTTTAAACATCTTACGTTTAATGATACCTGCCGATTCGGGATCCAAGATTTTTCCATAAATCTCTTGTTCCCCAATGTCAGAACCTTCATAACTTTCTAACTGTTTAAAAAACGTTTCAGATAAGTTTTCTCGGTTGTCATATGAGCTGGCATTAGCCACGTACACATCACCACCAACCTTACCCTCATTTAAATCAACAATCAGTTCTTTTGGTTTGGGGGTTGTGGTAATGATTTGCTGAACTCGAGCCAGCCTAGGATCACGAAGACGCAAGGTAAACTGCACACCATCATACGCTTCGTCAATATAATCAAACGCACATAACTCATCAAACCACGCGCCATGATATTGCTTACCACGATAACGTTCTGGTTCCGAACCAGGTATACCCTGAATCAATGAGCCGTTTTTTAATGTGATTTCGAACAGCGATTTATTGTAGTTTTCAATAAGGGAAGATGGGATAATATTAAGCAATCCTGAGTCTCCTTCGAAACACGTTGCTCTAATGTCGTTTGATGTTGGTGCAGTGACCAACCAACGAGTATGGTCAAAAGTAGCAGCGCGGATGCCAATCCAATGAGACGCTGTATGTGTTTTACCTGAGCCTCGCCCAGCGAGCATAAGAAAGGTATCATATTCTCCATCAATAGGTTCTTTTTGATGTGGTAGTGCTTGTAACTTCCATTTGATTTGCCAAGTCAACAAATCCAATTTATCTTTTGGCCAGTGTTGCCGAGCCTCAATAAACTGTTTAATTATTTTTTCTTTTTGGGGTGTTAAAGACATGGTATGAATCCTTCGCCGACCAGAATGCTATTGTCCGGTCCATCGGTTTCTATATGCACACAAAGTTGTGCAGGTAACTTTTCGACTGCCTTGATGTAACGCCTACCGTTATGAATCATAACTTTTGATTTAATTGTTTGTTCTTCAACCAATTTTATTTTGGAATGAAACATGATGCGGTAGTAATTTTTCCAAGGGTCGTGTACAACAGTCACACGATGACCCAAAGATTCCAACAATCCTTGCATCTGTATAACCGTCGAGTATTGCTTTGTTGTAAATCTAAATATATTTTTTTGTTTTACATACGTTTTTGCTTTGGCGTGCAGTATGCCACGCAACAATTCAATC